ATTAAAGGCCACGGTGACGCGTGTCGCACATCGTCGTGCCGCAGCCGGCAGTGAACACATTTGACGATGCGTTCGCATAGGTGCGCCACGCGTCACCGTGGCCTTTAATCAAGCACTGAACCGCGCTGTTGCCCACGCCTGGCAAGCAGATGCCGTGGTTGTTCCAGGTGTCGTTGTTGCCCGTTTGACCAAAACCGCCAGGCTGAAACGCGCGCGCCCAGGCCTTGTTGCCAACGAGCCGGGTGCGCCGGATGTCGAAGTTTTCAAGCGCCGCAAAGCTGACTGCGCCCCGGTCAAACCCAAGCACATCACAGTCATCAATCGACCAATTCTTGCGGCCCAGGTTGGAGCTGCCGATCAGCAGCCATTCGGACGCGGTGTTGAAACTGCCGGTATCAAGCCCGCTGCCTGTGAATCGCAGCCGCTCGAAAACCACGTTGTCGGCCTGTGGCTGCAAAGCGATGCCGGTGGGCGTGTTGATGATCACGTCGCCCAAGGCAGCCGCCGTGACAAAAGAAGGCGCCGCAGCGCTTAGGCCTCCTTTTGTGAACTGCAAATTGCTCCACGTGTACGTGCCAGGCGACATGCGCAGGTGGTACTGCGCAGGCAAGCTGGCGTAGACCGTCGCAAACGTGGCCGGGGTGCAGGTGTGCGTCACCGGCCCAGCGACAGGATGCAATGCGCGCAGGTAGTGCGTGCCCGTGACGTACTGGGTGGGCTGACCTGGCATATAGATGGCAAGGCGTACATCCAGCGGGGTCGCCGTGGTGCTGGCTGGCGCGGGGTAAAACGCCATGCCCACAAACGATTCGGTCACCTTCCCAACAAGCACTGCGGGGAGGCCGCCGGTGGCATCGATCTCGTCCATGCGGATGCGGCTGAGCAGCATGTGGTCGCGCCAGGTCTGCGTGCCTGCCAGCTTGCACTGCAGCTGCACGTAGGTGTCGGCTGGGATCGGCCCAGTGATGGGGCAGCGCACGCACAGGTGGTCTGGGTTCGCGCCGTCAAAACCTAAGGCGATGGGCAGCGGTGCAACCGGCGAAGCGCCCACCGCCGCAACAGCCCGGGCCTTGCGGTCGGTTAGTCGCAGGACATGCAGCACGCTCACAGGAAGTAGCCCTTGAGCGTGATCTGCGGATCAACCGCGCCGCCGGCGAACGCCACGGTGATGTCGGCGCCGACTGCTGCAACGTTGGCGCTGGCATGCGGCTGCGTCTGCTTGGTCGAGCTCACAGCATTTGGCGCGCCGCCAAGCGCCACGCCGCCAATTCGCACGATGGCCGTGTCGGTGCCGCTGGTGCACTTGCTGACGACGCCGGTGATCACAAAGGGGCGGGCGTTGTCCATAATCACGGGGTACTCACGCGCCGAAGCGGTTCCCACCAGCGCCCAAGCCGCTTGGAACAAGTCGCGCACCGGCTCGCCGTAAAGCAGGTAAGCCGCGCCGTCCCAGCGCCACACCAAATCAGACCGGGCGTTGGCCGGCAGCACTATCTGTGTGATCAGGGCCTGCTGGCGCATGCTGTAGCAGCTCGGGATGGTGACGATCACGTCAGCACCCGTGATGTTGCGCAAGGCGCTGCCGAAATAGGTGTCGGGCTGGGCCGGCTGGGCGGTGAATGCAAGCGTGACTGGGCCAGCAATCGTGCGCGGGTTGCTTTGCTTGCTGGTGTCAATGGAGCCGGTGGTGGTGCCGGCAATCACAAACGGCGCGTCGAGGCGCAGGGCTGATGCATCAGCCTTCAGCGCAAGCTTGGGCACGGTCAACGTTGTGCCGGCTTTTGTCACGTCGCCCAAGTTGCCATCTGGCAGGCCCCCTGTAACGCCCACGTTTTGCATGGCCTGCGTTTGCAGCATCGCCTCTGCAAAGGACTCCATGCTCACCTTGGCGTCGCTGCCCAACGATGGGTCATAGACGGGCACTTGCGCAGGGATAGTGGCGCTGCCACGCGGTAGGTTCTCGATGCCCATTGACGGCTTTCTTTAGATGTCCAAAAACTCTAGGCCGCCGTTTTTGGCGTTGCGGACTGAGCTGGTTTGTGGGTGTTGGCTGAAGCGCTGGCCGTTACCGGCGCCCATGGGGACGTTCCCAGGCAGTTGACGCCCAGCGACCGGCGCCACAGCTTCGATAAGCAGCCGCTGAAACGAGTTTGAAGCGATCAAACGCAAGTCAACTGACGGTTCTTTGCCGTAGCTGCTGGCCAAGCGAATGGCCAGGTTTGTGTAGACGGCGCTGTGCCACCTAGACGCCACACCAGCCTCATCGCTGGGGTCTGCGCCCAAGTTGAATCCGATGTTGATGCCAGAACCTAGCCACTCGGTGGCCATGTCGTCCAGCTTTTCGTGCGCAGCCAGCAGCATGTCTGGCGCCAGGTCGTAGGTGTGCGAAGCCATGCCTATCTCGGCAAAGGCTGACTCAACCAACTGTTGGCGCGTGCGGGTCACAGCTTGCGCTTAGCTGGGGCTGCTGGTGCTACAACGGTAGGCTTTGGCGCAGTCGGTGCGCTCAGCTCAGCCGTGGTTCGCCGCCAGCCGTCTTTGTGTAACGCAGCTTCGATGTCTTCGCCCTGCACAATAGTTTGTTCATACGACAGGCCATCGTGTGTAAACACTTCGCCGCCCGATCCAGCTACCGGTGCGCGGAACAGCATGCGTGGGTAGTCCTGTGATTCTTGTGTCATGTCATGTGCCTTAAAAAAGCCCGCGCCGCCGTCTTTGGAGATCGCTTGACGACGCGGGCGGTTAAAGATCAGGGCTGACCGAACATCGCCACACCAGACATTTGCGGGTTCAAGTTGACCAGGCCGTAGTAGATGTCCCAGCGGAACTTGGTGTTGAGCTGATTGATGTCGGCTTGCTTGGTCATAGTGATCGTGATGCCCTGGTCGGTCGTCATCGCCAGCACCGGCATGCCGGCATCTGCGTCAGGCTCATAGCGGCCAGCGCAGATCTCAAAACAGCTTTCATGCCAGAACGGCGCGAGCAAGCCATCGCCGCCAGTGCTGCTGGTGTTGAGGAACGTCACTGCGGCGCCTGCTGCGGGCGTAGTTGTCACGTTTTGGTACTGGCGCTCGCCGTCAGTGGGTGAGCCGCCATCTGGGCAGATCACTGGCGGGTTCATGGAGATCGTGCCTGTGCCACCCGCGCCGGTGATGATGGCCTGCACACGGAACGTCTTTGGGCGCCCAGTGTCGATCTTGGTGATGTGGTGCACCTCGTTGACGCCAGCGATCTGAAAAGCGTCACCGACCTTAACGGCGCCAGACGTTACGGTGATGCCAATGACCTGGAAACGGTTGTCAACGTTACCAACTTCGCCGCCTGCGCCGGTGCTGGTCGCACGCGGAATCAAGCGCGAGTTAGCGGCAGTGATTGACACGCCCACACCAGCCGCCGCAGTCAAGCGCTGGCTGTACTGCGCCTTGTACGTCTCAAAGCCGGCGATCTCGCCCAGGTAGGCTTTGCGCAGGGCCTCAGCGCTGTGGCTGTTGTCCAGCACACGCGCCGCCAAGTTGCCGGCCATGCTGTTGTAGTGCGCCGATGGCAGCAAGAACTGACGGCCCGTAGTTTCAATGCCCACGCGGTTCATGGCGTTGTCAGCTTCGGCAATGTCGTCATAGCCGGTTGGGGCGTTGGCGCGCTTGACAAAGATTGCCCCGGTGCCACAGGCCAAGTTGCTGCAGGCGATGTTGATGTCGCTGGACAGCCGCTGCATTGCCGCATTGCCTAATTTGCCGCGCTGGGCCGCGTCGCGCAGCTCAAGCGCGCTCATGGTCAGAGGCACGGTGCGCGTCATGTTGAGTGAAGTAGGCACCGACATTTGCACGTAGTCGCGGTTGAAGTTGGCCGTCTGGTCAACGCCAGAATAGGACTGCACGATGTAGGGCATCGGGCGCCAAACGGTGTTCAGGCTGCGTTCAGCAACCACCGCGTCCATTTTGAACTTGCCAAACAGGCCGCTGATGGTCAGCGAGTCCTGGAACCCGGTGGCGGCGGCGTTGAAGTCAACGACTTCTTGCTTTGAAAATTGAGCCATTTGCTTCTTTCAAGTTTGCGCTACTTACGGGCTTTTTGCCGCGAGTTTTCACGCGTGTATTGGTTGTACTCAGTCAAGTCGCCAGTTTTCATGGCTTTGGCCAAGAGTTGTTCAGCGCGCGTGTTGCTCACCGCCGTCGCGCCGCTTGGGCCTGGCCGACCGTTGCCGGGGAGTGGCTGCTCCGGCTTAGTGGCGGGGCGGGAAAGCGGCTTGGCTGATGTCTTAGTGCTCACGCGTTGCTCCAACT